CTTTCGAAATTTGGGTATAAAAAATACACCTAACTATTGTAAATAAATATCCAGGTGTTATAATAAGGTTGTCAGGCAATATTATAACATATTGGAAAGCCGTTCTCTTAATGGGGACGGTTTTTTATGCTAATTTACTTATAAGAAGTTCGATTAAGTCTATATTTTCTTTATCAAAATCGCCATTATATATATGCTGCAATTCGTGTAAGTAAGCTTCCTCCTGTTGTTCCGCATTGAGTTTAGTGTTAATTGCTATTATAAAGTAATTCACATCTAGTTCATAAGCAAAGCCCTTAATTTTACATGGCATATCCAAATATAGCAGGTTTATATCCATGTACTACCTCCTCATCAATGGCGCTCCTTCTTAATTCTTTCAATAACTTCTAATACAAAATCAATATCTGACGGCTCCAGTTTGCGAGAAGCATCAAAAAGAATACGAAGTTTATCATTTACTTTTAACATTTGTAGCCGTTCTTTGGTTTCATCGTTTAAGTAATATGCCGTTTCACCGTTCTCCTCCTTCCCCATTAAATATTCTATAGTAACCCCAAAGTAATCCGCAATTAATTGTAATTTATCAGTTTTAGGCGTTATTTTACCGCTCTTCCAATTACTAAGAGTTGTTTGTGAAATGCCTGTTTCTTTTGATATCTTATATGACGTGACATTATACTTTTGACATAATTGTTCAAAAATTGAATACATATTTTGTTCACCTTTCACAAAAATTAAAGTACTTGCTAAAAAGTAAGTAAAAGGTGTTGACATATTTCTGTTGTGGTAGTATAGTACAAATATACTTACTAAACAGAAACTATAAACAACCAATACTTGCTTAAAAGAAAGCTTACATTTTATATATTACTTTCAACCAAAATTAAGTATAACACAAAACGTAAGCAAACACAACTATTAATAACATAATGGCAAGTAGTGCTATAGTCCTAGAAAGGAGGAATTAATGGAAAAACTATATAACTGTGAATTTATTGCTGATAGATACGATGTAGAAGTTCGTACAGTATGGGATTGGATTCGCAATCAAAAGCTTCCTGCTTTGAAAATAGGAAAACAATATCGTGTTAAAGAAGCAGACCTATTAAAATTTGAAGAAGAAAGGAAAGTAAAATAACGCGGAGGAAATTAACATGGAAGACGTACTATATAGTGTCAAAGAAACATCACAATTATTAAAAACCAATACAGATTATGTTTATAAACTAATAAGGTTAGGAATGCTTCCGGCATTAAAACTTGGAAGCTATAAAGTTCGAAAAGTATCTCTGCTATTATTTCTTGAGAAATACGAAGGTAAAGACTTAACAAATCCAGAAGATATTCAAGATTTAGCTATTGAAACCAGCAGATCAGTTGAAAGGAGTACATATTGAATAACCATAAAGGAAAGGAGGAAAAGAGGATTGTGTCATCTTAAGCTTTTAAAAAATGTCATTATCAGAAAAATCGTTAATACGCTACTAGGTAAAAATCTTGTGATTGAATTAACGGAAGTACCTGATAAAAGAATGATTGAAATAATTGATTTACGCAGGAGACTTCCGTATGGAAAATGGAGCATTAAAAGTGAAGATAAAAGAACATTTACTGATCAAGGCGTTAAATCTGTTGTCTCTCTCACAATTGAAAAAGAATAAGCATGGTTCTCAATTATTGAAACCTTAACTAATAATTCGAACTTTGAATATTCAGGTGTTATGTAAGACTTAAATGTAACCATATACGAATCATTTCCATTATGTATACATTCTTTAAACCACCATCTATGTGGTGATTTGGATTTTATAAATTCATCAAGAGCATAGGAAAACGACATTTCTTCATAGTAATTTGATTCATCTTTAATTAGTTTACACATAGGTATTCTCCTTTCGTAATATTTGGCCCGACAGCCTGTAAGGAGATTGTACCACAATATAACAAAATATTCCATAAGGAGGACAATCAATGTTAAGCGCAAATATAAGCGGAAGTGGAATTAATCCTAATCCAGAAGTTGAACCAATGACCGACGATGAATTACTAAGTGCATTAGACTGGCAGTGGACATACGACAATAAAAGAATCTATGTTAATGCAGCCAGAAGAATAAGAACCCTACTCAGCGAGTTAAATGACAAATAAGGAGGACAAGTTATTGAACGAAATCATAACAATTAATTTTGATACAGAGAATCCCACAGTATCAGCTAGAGAACTTCACAAAGCTTTAGAGATAGGCACAGAATTTAGAAAATGGTTTCCCAGAATGACTGAATATGGTTTTGTAGAAAATCAAGATTTTAAAAGGGTGTCCCAAAAATGTCATACCCTTGGCGGTGAACAGGAAATTGTTGACTATGACATATCGGTCGATATGGCAAAAGAAATCTGCATGCTACAGAGGACAGAAAAAGGGAAACAATGCCGTACATATTTTATTGATTTGGAAAAGGCATGGAATACACCAGAGCAGATATATGCCAGAGCCTTAAAATTTGCAGATAAGCAGATAGCATCCTTAAGAGAGGTCAATACTCAATTGCTTATAAAATCAGAGCAGGACAAGCCAAAAGTAATATTTGCAGATGCGGTGGCAGCCAGCCATACATCAATCTTGGTAGGAGAACTTGCTAAATTACTCCGTCAGAATGGTATTGATATCGGAGGTATACGTCTTTTTGAATGGCTCCGCAATAACGGGTATTTGATTAAGAGGCAAGGTAATGACTATAACATGCCAACACAAAGAGCTATGGACTTGGAGTTATTCGAAATCAAGGAAACCACCATTGTAAAGCCTGACGGAAGTATAAAGACCAATAAAACCACCAAAGTAACCGGGAAAGGCCAACAGTATTTTATTAACAAGTTTCTGAGTAACAGGACACCAATAACCAAGTAAATATGGATATCGCATAGAAAAGGAGAGAAGTTATGACAATAGAAAATAGCATAGCAGAAATGCTGCAAAAGAAATTAACAGATGGAAGCATTGAAAAGGTAATTGAAGAGAAACTCACAAAATGTATCGGTGAATGCATGGAAAATATGTTCCGTTGGTCTGGACCGGCAAAAGAACTGATAGAAGAAAAACTGAAAGCAACTATGATACCTGCTATTGAAAGACATGATTTTAGTGAGTATACCTTAAAACTTGATGCTATATTAACAGAAATTATAAACTCAACAACCCTACAGGATAACAAGAAGATTCTTGATAATTTCAAGGAGCTAATGACAGAGGATATAGAAAATATAAATCTATCTGATGTGTTCGAAAAATGGAGTGATTATGTATCTGAAGAAGTGGATACCAGTGAACTAGATATTAATTATGACGATGGCGTTAGTTACGATTATGTACATATCGAAATGCAGGTAGAAGAAGTCGATAACCGTAGCAAATATGGTCCAGATGAAAAGATAGTGCGTTTTATTTGCGAACATGACGAAGATATGAATTTGCAGTTTGAATTATACAAATACGACTTTATGAAGGGTTGGCAGATTAGAGGATACGGTATTGCTAATATTAATGGTCTTAATAACTTGGACGAAATGCAGATACTCCTTTTGAAGCTCGGCAGGAACTCTACAAAAATAAATATTGATGACGAGTATCTCGAAGAAGAAATAACACCTAAAAAAGAGCCAGAAGCAACGTTTAGTTAAGGAGTAATCACTATGCTAACACTAATCCAAATATTTTTGTTCTTTGATGCATGTGGACAAGTAGGAAGTCTTGAGACGAATGTAATAACCATATCACAGTTTTATATTATAGAAGCAGTAATACTGGTGTGTATGGGAATTCTACAACTAATTAAAGAGGCTGTAAGTACTCGCAATACTCACAGCCGGTCATGAACTAATCAAAATTATCTAAGCCTATGATAAGGCAGAAAGGAAAAAGTGTCAAGTGGAAAAACTGTTATTTGAAATTTTAACAAAGGTAATTGAATTGAATAAAAAAGGTCACAATGTAAAATTTGAGGTATCTAATAACGCTCTATGGTTATGGCATTACGACGAAGAAGCTGATTATGAAGTAGTAAATCACACATCCATATATGACCTAGATAACACTAATCAATATTATAAAGCATACGAATTTTTAGAAGGAGTTGAATCATATGTACGGGCCTGATAATTATGATGCATTGGATGCCTACGAAGCAGAACAGTCCCGGCAGGAGCGTAGGCGCGAACGGTTGGAACATGAAGAGGATATGGAACCGGAAGAATTGCCGTTTTATAAGGAGGATGGGGAGTAATGCCAGTATCAGGAATATTCAATAAAATGCTTGAAATACAAACGGAGCTCAAGGCTCCTAAGAATCAATTTAATAAATTTGGTAGCTATAATTACAGGAGCTGTGAGGATATACAGGAGGGTGTAAAGCCGTTACTTAAATCTACTAAAACTATATTAACAGTATCAGATGAATTAGTGCAAATTGGTGACAGATATTACATAAAAGCTACGGCTACATTACACGATTGCGAAAGCGAAGGAAAAATATCAAACACCGCATTTGCAAGGGAGGAATTAGAGAAAAAAGGCATGGATTCCTCTCAGATAACAGGGTCAGCCAGCAGTTATGCACGCAAATACGCTTTAAACGGTCTATTCTGCATTGATGATGTAAAGGACGCTGATACGCAAAATAATAAAGATAATGATTCAAATGTTCTTAATCAGCATGTTACAGATACAGAAGCTAAAGCCTTAAAGTCGCTTTGCGATAAAAAGGGGTTAGACATTTCTACATTATTCAACATTCAGGTTGAACAACTAACAAAACTGCAATATGTTGAAGCAATTAAAAAGATAGAAAAGATGAAAGATAAGGTGATTTAGTGGAATTCACCGGAGTTATAACGGATATCAGCAATAACATTATCACAAGGGATGTGAGTATAACTTTTTCGGTGAATGAAAAATCTCATATCCTGCCGGAGTATGAACGGCTTAAGAATATCAAGAAGCTTAAGATTACAGCGTCACAGTACCGGGAGAAAAGAAGCCTTGATGCAAACGCGTATATGTGGGTATTACTGCAAAAACTTGCGGAGGTACTGCATACTACCAAGGATGAGCTTTACATCGATATGCTGGGCAAATACGGGGTATTTACGCACATAATTGTTAAGCCGCATGTGGTATCCAGGGTTAAAGAGGAGTGGCGGACCGTAAAAGAGCTTGGAGAAGTCACCGTGGGCGGTCAAACCGGAATCCAGTTGCAATGCTATTTCGGTTCGAGTGCCTATGATACTAAAGAAATGAGTATACTCATAGATGGAGTTGTCCAGGAGTGCAAGGAAAATGAAATTGAAACACTTCCGCCGGACGAGCTGGCCCGAATGAAAAAGGAATGGGGTGTCTGATATAAAAAAGCTATTTAGTGTACTTACAGATGATTTAGAACATTGCTTTGTGTGCGGCAGTAATGTAGTTGCGATACATCATGTGTTCTATGGTCCCAATAGAAGCAAATCAGAGAAATATGGATTTTTAGTACCTTTACACCCCAGATGGCACACAGACAGCAACGATGCAATACATAGGGGTAATACAGAACTTGATACAAAACTTAAACAGTTAGCACAGACCTATTATGAAGAGAATATCGGAACCAGAGCGGATTTTGTAATCGAATTTGGTAGGTCTTGGCTATAGAAACTTATTAACTAGTCCTTAACTGGGTAATTCGGTTGTTCACTCAATGTATAGCATGTCACGATCTTACATAGCTTGAACTTCCTTATCCGTTCTTATCCGGCGGCTACGGCTGCCGGGGAAAGGAGAATATGAACAGTAAACAAAAAGGCGCTCGCGGTGAACGTGAGCTTGCAAATAAATTAAAAGAATACGGATATAAAACCCGCCGCGGACAGCAATACAGCGGAATAGAAGGGGACGATGTTGTTGGACTTCCGGGGATACATATTGAATGCAAGCGGGTAGAGAAACTTAATCTTTACGATGCCATAGACCAATCTAAGAGAGATAGCGGTTGTGATGATTTACCTTATGGTTACGATTTGCCGGCAGTATTTCACCGCAAGAATAACCATGAATGGCTTGTAACAATGCCCATAGACTATTGGATTGAGTTATACCGTGAATGGGCCGCCGGAAGAAACGCAGGTGATTAAATGGCCGAAAAAAGAATGTTCACCAAAAAGATAACCGATAGCGATGCCTTTATAGAAATGTCATCTGCAGCACAGGCCTTGTATTTTCATCTTAACCAAAGCGCAGACGATGATGGATTCAATAATCAAATCCAAATGGCTATGTTTAGATCGCACGCGAGCGTAGACGACTTAAAAGTCTTAATGATGAAGAATTTCATTATACGATTTGAGAGTGGCGTTATCGTAATTAAACATTGGAGAATGCACAATACACTAAGAAAAGATAGATATAATCCCACAAATTTTAAAGAAGAGCTGGCATTACTTAATATTAAAGATAATGGCTCTTACTCATTAAATATTATTGATGGTTGCCAAGCGGTTGCCAATCCGGTACCACAGGTTAGTATAGGTAAGTATAGTATAGATAAGGATAGTATAAAAGAGAGTATACCGGATGATAAACCATCCTTACCCACTCCAAAACATAAATATGGTGAATATAATCATGTACTCCTTAAAGATAATGAATTAGAAAAGCTTAAACATGATTTTGGAGAAACTGAAACTGATGAAGCAATAATATTCTTGGACGAGTACATAGAAATGAAAGGCTATAAAGCTAAAAATCACAACCTGGTACTAAGAAAGTGGGTATTTGATGCTGTGAGAGAAAGAAAGCGCAAGGGGGTGCAGAATGTCGGATATGGAAAGTCAAGTACCAACGACGGAGTTCGAAAGCCTGTTGAAGAGACTGAAAGTAGAGAAACAATTACAGAAAGAGCAATCAGAGAAGGGCTTGATACAGGAGACACCGGACCGCTGCCCTTTGTGTAATGGAGAAGGATTTACATATGGAGACGTTAATGGATACTATGTAGCAAAAGAATGTAGCTGCCGGAAAAAGATGGTTGAAGAACGCCGGTTAAGATTTGCAAAGATACCGGATAGCTTTAAGGGCATGACACTTCAAACTTTCCGCATGGACGTGTACAGGCTTGAAGAATCCAAAAAGATATTAAGATATGCCGTGGACATTATTAAGGCTTATTTGGCTGAATTTGAAAGCGAGAAGGCCAAAGGAATGGGAATCTACTTGTACAGTGATACAAGGGGAAGCGGAAAGACAAGACTGGCTGCATCCTTAGCAAATGAGATTATGAAAAATCATGATACGCAAGTAAGATTTACTGTTTCTACCAGCATATTAAACGAGATTAAAAAGACTTGGGATAAAAAAGCGGACAGTGAGTATACAGAAAGCCAATTGATGGACCAACTCTATACTGTGCCGGTATTAATCATTGATGATCTCGGTGTTGAAATGCCAGAGGATAAACAGAAAGATTGGATAGCACAAAAGTTCTATGAAATCATTAATGGACGGTATAACAACAAAAAGATAACGATATACACCAGTAATTATCCGCTTAAAAAACTAAGACACGATTCCAGGACAATAAACCGTATCGAAGAAAGGGTATATGAAATACCTTTCCCGGAAGAGAGCGTGAGACATTATCTGGCTGAACAACACAACGAGGATATGTTTGAAAAGATAAGGAGGAATTGAGATGGTAGCAAGGATATATGCCAAGGAATTAAAGAGAGTAATTCAAGCTTTAAAGCCTTTTACCAGAGAGGGAGAATATAACAAACTTATGCAGTACATACACTTTGAAGTTGTTGGGAACGAAATTAAATTTGAAGCACTGGACGGTCATAGGATTGCAATTGAATATCTCCCCTGTGAGACGGACGAAGATTTCAAGGGATACATAAAACCTATGGCAATCGGAAAGATACGCAATGATTACTGTGAATTAGAACTGAGCGAAGAGAATGTATATCTGACAGTAGGTGATATTAGATACCGGTTTGCCCAGCCAGAAGGAATTTACTACGACACTTCTAAGCTATTAAATGATATGGAAATTGAAAAACCGCAGATTGTTGGAGTAAACGCTGAACTGTTATTATCTGGACTGGTATATCAAAACTTAGAAACAAACGGTAGACCACTTGTACAGCTAGAAATCAGAGGGGGAAAGATGCCGGTTATTATAAGAAATTGCAAAGATAAAAGAAATATAAGGGCAGTTCTTCCTATCAATCTTAGGGGGTAAAAAATATGAAAAGAGGAAGAGGACAGCAGATCAGAATTGACCTATACGACATCATAGAAAATAAATATGAGCTTAGAGATTCCGGGATGCCGGATGCAGCAAGGCACTTAAAAATACCTTATAAGACTTTTATGAACTACATATACAAAGATAAACCAGTACAAGGAATATATAAGGTAATAAAGGTCGGAATATTGCCAAGCA